GCCGATATTACGATGTATTCGATCTGCGCCCGCGGGGCGCAATACATTATTTGCATCCCCGAGACCACCGATCCTTACAAAGGACATCGGATCTTCAGGTCGGTTGCCACCTGTTTTTCTTTCATCCAGTGAAGCTGAGACGTATAGTAGGACTGGGCATCCCACTGGCCACCCCATTGAGAAGTCATCTCCAACTCCAAAATACATTCTGAATGTTGTCGTTTTGGCTGCTATGCTTTCAACTATGACTTGAACTCCTATGCGATCTGCATCTGCACGTGTTCCTGTGACTGCTGCTCGAGTGATACTATTCATCACGAACGCTCTAGGATGGAAGAAGGGTACTGACACTTCTAAACAAGCTCTCTGAGCCAAGTCTTGCATAACTATGGCCTGGTGCTTTGTAAAGTTGTCAAATCCTGCTTCAACCACTCCTCCAGTTGTCACATGACACAGTGATGCATACATCTGTCCAGGCACGTTCGCCGTCTGAGCTGCATCAAAAGTTCCATTCACAACGAATTTCACGTTCCAGGATCCCCTTCTATAGTTAAACCAATTCATGAACAAGGCTTGTGGGGTATCGGGTGCGTCTGTAGTAGTCGCAAATCCTTCGATAAAACCCCCTGGTATCAACGTATACGTTGCATCACTTGTCAAAACGGTTGTCCCATAATAGGAATACCTGGTCATCAGTTGCTTCACTGATTGGGTTACTTCTGGTCCATTTAACTTCTGAACCGTGAGGGCACTTGCTGGAATCAAGGAGGGAAAGTCTTGTTCAAAGATTTTCACAATACTGTGTTCAAAACCACTCCCCTGGGCTATCTTGGTTCCTGATGGTGCCACCACCGAGTTAGAAAGTGAACGGGTGTAACCTGTCGCGTTCACTCTTGCGTACGGAAACATGAAATCCATGTCATCATCGCCTGCTATCCAGGACGAAACATAAATGGTACTGTCTCCCACTGTGTTCCCTTGAATAACGGGATTTACTATGCTTACAGCAATAGCTCCGTTTTCATTGGCTGAATTGGTAACCCATGGATCATCCACTTCCTTAAAGAAGTCTTCCTGGAAATACGGAATTGAAAATGTTATAATTGTCGTTCCTTGTATCTGCCAGGTCCTACTCACGAAATCTCCTGCTCCTGTTGCGAAGGACGCTGGGATTTCAGCAAAAGTTGGATGCCATGAAATACGCACTTCCGCACGCATAAATTGAGGGCAATTGAATACAAAACAAATCTTTATTGTTCCTCGCCAATACTTATGAGGATAAGCACACGTTGCGAGGGGCGTAAAGTAAGTCTTATATTTATGCCCGACGGTTGTGTCCAGAAATGTGGCACACATTGAAGGCCGGATGCGATAGGTTTTAATCACCACACCACTTACTGAAGTTCCGTCAAAACTCCAGGTATCAAAAAGCCCTGGCAGCATTCCCAGATATTTGTAACTATCCACAATATCTGAACCACCAAAAATATTCCGGTCGTTTGACACCACTGCTGCTGGATCAAGTGTCATCGTCATGGCGGCATCTAGCCCTGTTGCATTTGCAAATGACGACGTAGTATGTTTTATTGTTGGTTCTTCCGACTTTAACGAAATTGGATTAGACAATCCTGCTTTCCGAGCCGCGCTTGCTAAAGCTTTCAAGCCCATGGAAACAGCTGCCGTTCCTGCTGCTAATCGTGGATCCATCAATGTTCGAGAGAACATTGTCACTGCTACGTCTGCCATTGCGTTCAATCCTGAACTAATTGGTCCGCCTTTACTTCGTGTCTTTTGCTCATCCTTCATAGATCCTGAGTGAGCATTCAGAGAGGGTCCTGCTGGGTCCGCCCCTTCAAAGTGTGCCCACACTGCTACTGGCACACTTGGTGTGTTTGTTGAACCTATCAAGGACAAAGGGTGCATAATCATGATCTGGAAGAATCCCATATGTCCAAGACCATCTCCAAGACTCTCATCAGTCCAATAAGTCTTGTTGTTCACCCATGGCATTTCTATTCGTATTCTAGCTGGTTCTCCTGCTGGTATCAACACTGGATTGCATGTAGATGCAGTCCAAATATTAGACAGCTTAGCTGTGCTGTACGAAAATGGCACCCAATTGCACATCAGCATTCCACTGTAGAACTGATTTGCTGAAATCGATACATCAATCGCCGTCATATTCGCTTTGAAATAATGAAAGCGAGATAGCTTCTCTTGCAAGTTCGGTGCAAAACCTATAAGTGCATCTGGAAATGCCCATGTTTGAATTATGGTTCCTGCTGTTGTTGATCCTGACCACGTAAATCCTCCTATCTGATACTCTCGTTCAAAGATTGACCCAATCTTTTCCGTTTGCAGAGGATTTTCCTTTCCTTTCCATGGCTGGAATCTAGCTCCTGTTGGAATTACATCTGGTTCTGCAATTCCTGATAAGGTGGTAATAGCTTGAAGATCCGTAATCTCCTCAGTCACCACTGCTTCCACCCCTGCCTTTGCTTGGTTATCCGAATGAGCGTAGAGCACTCGTTCACTCATATGTCCCAACTTCTCACACACTGTTGGGTACTGTTGGTCAGTATCTGTTGCCACCACAAGCATCTGTCCTGTCACTGCCATCAAATTTGTGAGGTCTTTTGTCCTATCATATTCTTTCTGTGCTAATTCCATCCCGTCCATTGCCTTAAGCAATTTCACCATCCGATTCTTCCACAACTGGTTCATCACCTCAAACCAATCCTTTGGAGTCGTTTCTTTAAAGGAATCGAGGTACGAGTCATATTGATGTTTTCTCATGCATTTTTCGTCCCCATGGCTACAACAAGTGAGCACATATTCCCACTTGTCGGCTTCCCAATCCACGTAACACATGTCCCAATGATCAATGGAATGTTTCATGATGGCTTTGATGTCCCGTTTCCACTTAACTCCCAGACTCACCATTTCACTTCTACTCTGTCCTTTCTGATACACCACATATTCTCTATTCCTTAACGCCCAATATACCAGCGCAAAGTGACAGTGATTTGCGCGTCTCGTCTTACCCACACGATCTGGGAATTCCTCATATTCACAATTTGGCAAAAACTCATCTACAAAAGCTGTTCTGTAGGGCATAAAAGGTCTCCCGTTCAAAACATGCGATTTCCAGAGAGGTTTTGTCACACAGTGATTAAGATTTTCGTGTACAGCATGCAAGGTCGCAAGCTTGTAATCTCGACTCAAATGATATTGCAATCTAGGCAGAACCTTGAAAGTATCCTCCTCACAGTGTTTCTCAGCCAGTTCATTCAATTTATCTCTTTCCATGAAATATCGGCACATCTCCTTCCAGGGGTGCTCAATACTCCAGAAAATTGTTGGATTGAAATTCTCAGCTTTGAACTCTGTTACCATAGCAGTATCAAATAATTCCACATGCTCTTTTGGATGCATTCCCACATTCAAACCTACCAACCTGGCAAACAGACTCCTCCAATACAAAGGATTGTCAGCTGCATAACTGAAGGCTTTACTTGTAGATGCCAATCTACATACCGTCACTGGTCCTGCAAAACCCAATATATAACCCCATATTGGGAATTTTCCTCTGCAGGCATTTGAAATTCGTTGCTGCTGGGGATATTGTAGGTCTTTTAACTCTCCAATCTGCGCCTTGCGCACGCATCTGGTACAATTTATTTACTTTCTCCTTCAGTGCTGGGTCCAAACTTGACTCCCTCAGTTGTTTCACCAATAATTCGAACTCGGTCTCCGGAATTTTCACAAGTTTCGTATTGGTTTCATCCCCTGTGCGTTTTTCTTTTCCTGCTTTCTCAAGAAGAACTGCATCTCGTTTGACTTCTCCATGTTCAAGAATTTTCAGCTCTTTCATCATCTCCTCCAACAGACACTCCTCTGCTTCCTTCTTGTTCACACCTGCCCCGTCCCACTTTCTTCCAAAAATGGTGGATTTTGCTACCCAAATTCCACTCTCCATTCTGGAATATTCATAGACAGGAGCGAAGTTGTAAACAGCATAGAATCTATTTCGCAGAGAATCCTGGACTCCTGTTTTCCCCTGAGCTTTCATAATGTCCACACATTTTCCTAGCTCTTTCTTTATCTGTTTTTCTTGCAGTTTCATCTTGAGTCTCTCACGTGTTGGAATAAACACCTGAACATTGGACACTTCCTCCAAGTCTCTCAATCGCTCCCTAAGAATCTGACTCGCTTCTTCAACTCCAGGCTGTCCTGCATACGCATGTTCCAATCTGGTGACTTCTCCTCGGAGTTCACTTATCTGAGAACTAAAAGTTCTTCCCTGAGCTTCATTTTCTCCCATCTTCATTTGTGCTTCGAGTGGGGCTATCTCCATTTGTAGACCAACTGCCTCTGCGATCATACTATATTTAGGCTCTTCGTATAATCCAGATTCATCCAAAAACTGGTGCATCAAATCAACATATGATAGTAAGACAGGCTTGCAACCCTTTCTCACCAACACCTTGTTGTATTGTTCCATCTTCTCTTCAAACATTGGTCTTCCATAATGAAATAACTCAAACAACACACACCTCACAAGCTCATGGGCTGCTTCATGTTTTTCCATCTTCACTGTCTGCCAATTCAAAATCTCTTCCAAGTCTTCCAATTCCATTGGAGCTGTCACTAAGCCTGGTATCACCTTTGTGTCAAAGCGTCGCTTCAAGAATGTCACTTCACTCAAAACTTTAGCATCATACATACTCCCGTCCTTTCGCGACGTAGTATAAGTATATCCAATAGCTTTGGCTTCTTCACACCACATCTCGAAAGTGAACCATTCCATCATTTCCGCCAATGTCATGACAATATCATCTCCTCCAGAAGCACACCGAGTCCACTCCTTTACTGTCCCTGGAGTGAACATACGCATCCCATGCGTTGACTCACAGAATTCCACAATTTTCTTCAAGCTCCATTTTTCTTGCCTTTGGTTGAGGAGGGATTCCAACAATTTCAAATTCTTTATTGCCGTCTCCTCACTCTTCCAAGCATCATCTTGCCACATATCTCCAAGATCATCCCAAACCTGTGTCACTCGCTTAGCTCGTCTAGAAGGAAGGTAGATAGAAT